CAAAAGTTCGGCTATGTGGCCGGAGGCAAGCCCATCCCCGTTGATCTGCCAGAAGCAGTTACTGAAGGTGGTGGTTTGACAAAACAAGGAGAAACAATGGAAAACAAAGAAGGCTACGATTATAAAAAGGACATGGACGAAATTAAGGTTCGTCTCGCCGCCCTTGAAGAGGCGATGAAACCCAAGGACGAGATGGTCAAGGAAGAGGTAAAAAAAGAAGAGGTGAAAGCCGAATCTGCCCCTTCTGTTGTCATCGAAAAAGAGGATGAGGAAAAAGAGGATGAAGGCGTTGAGATGGCTGAAGTGGTGAAGAAAGTTCTAACCCAGTTTGGCATCAAGCCCATCCCCGCCTCCCCTGCTGTTGAGGCTCCTTCTGAAAAGAAAGAAGAGCACAAAAACTTTGAAGCCTTGGTTTCTGCTCACCCAGAATATAAGACTTCGAAGCTGAAGGCTATGAAGGCCGTCATGCTTTCCAACCCCAAAGAGTATGCCGAGGCTCTTGGCCGTGGCATCAAGAACATCTAAACAAAGGACAATAAAGAATGAGCACGAATATTGATAATGGGTATCGGACGTTCTCCAGTTCGTCTGCTATCTCGGCCTATCGCTTTGTTCAGCCCTCCACCACGACTGCTGGTGGGGTTGATGTGGCTGTGACTGGTGCAACCAAGGCCATTGGTTCAACCCTGGAAGATGTGGCGGCTAATGGTTATGTGACCGTGAAGCTGTTCCATCCCACATTCTTCGCAACCGTCTCTGGCACATGTGCCGCTGGCGATGTGCTGAAGTTTGATGCCGCCGGACAGGTGACTACCCTGGCCGCAAACCTTGTGACTGCCGGGATCGCCCTGGAAGCCGCCACCGCGACTTCTGCTGTGATCGAAGTGGCTGTCCCGATGTTCTAACCCATAACCAAGAAAGAATAAAACAATGAGCTTTATTTCTGGTGGAACCACCATTCGGGCAGACATCAACCAAGCGTTGATCGAAGCCCCCAATACTGATACTGGCTTGATCGGTGCAGAGGTTTTCCCTCTGTTGCCTGTCCCTGCCAAGAGTGGCCAGTATCTCAAGGTTCAGCTTGCACAGGCTGATCTCCTCAACAATGACTCCAAGCCCCGTGCGGCTGGCTCTGACTACGCGCGTGCTATCCGTTCCTTTGGGACTGATACCTACGACACGGTCGAGTTTGGCCTCGAAGAGCTGATCGATGACAGCTTCCGCGCTGATGCTGATCGTTTCTTTGATCTCGAGGCATCGTCTGCTCGTTTCTTGCTTCGTCAGATTAAGCTTGGCCATGAGAAGCGTGTTAGTGACATTCTATTTGCCACCACCACCCCCTTCACCACGGCTGACCAGTCTGCCATCTCTGCCTATACCAATGCGAACCTGGCCAACATTGATGTGGCTGGTGATATTGCTGGTGCTCGCACCGAGCTGAACAAGCTTGGCTACGAGGCCAACACCGTCATCATGTCTGCCCCTGTGTTTGAGCGTGTGCGTCGCACCACCAAACTTCAGAACCAGTTCTTCGGTGTTGTTTCTGACACCAAGGGCCGTCTCTTGGGTGAGGCCGAGATTGCCGCCGCCCTGGGAGTTGAGCGTGTTCTGGTGGGCCGTGCCGCCATCAACTCTGCTAACAAGAACAAGAGCTACTCCGGTGGCTTCATTGTTCCCAATACCCAGATTGTTGTGGCCAATGTGCAGAGTGGTCAGTTCACCGCTGGTGGAGTTGGTCGCACCCTGGTCTGGTCTGCTGATGCTCCTGGGGGCTTTGTCTCTGAGAGCTATCGTGATGAGGCTCGTCGTAGCAATGTTCTACGTGTTCGCATGAACACCTCGGAGAAAGTCATTGATGCGAATGCGGGAGTGCGTATCACCACCAGCTTTGCCTAAAGATTGCTGATTGTGTGTTCCTTGGAGGGGCTAGAGCCTAAAAAACTCTAGCCCCTCTTTCTTTATGCTTAAGATTGTTATTGTTTGTTTGCTTCTTTCTGGATGCTCAAAACCAATAAAACAAAATGACCTTCCAGCTTATTCAGATATGGGGGCGGCGGCTGATGCCCAAGAAGCATTGACAAAGCCTTAACCATACATCCTAATACTGAAATCCTGATGAGAAATCCTGTAAGCCTTTATCTGATTGCTGGCAATGAAGAAGCCTATATTGAAAGATGTATTGAATCCTTTAAGCCCCTCACAGAGGAGCTTGTTGTTTGCATTGCTAGGGGGAGCCTTGAGCCAGACAAAACAGAAGAAATTGCATTGGCTCACAGGGCTAGAATTGTTCATTATAAGAATCAAAAAACTGATTGGCCTCATATAGATGACTTTGCTGGAGCCAGGAATATGGCTCTTTCGGCCTGTAAGAATGAGTGGGCTATTTGGGTGGATGCGGATGATGTGATGCAACCAGGGGCAGAGGTTCTCCTGGATGATGCCATTGATGAGGCGAACAAAAGGGGGGCAGATTTAATTGCCTTTAGGTACGATGTTCAAAATGCTGGTCTTATCCCCTTAAGGGAAATGGCATCCAGAAAGGGCAAATGCTCATGGAAGAACAGGGTGCATGAAATGCTTGTTGCCCATGAGCCAGACAAGATGTTTGGAATTGATAAGGTAATTAGGATTCACAAGCCCCATGGCTATAAAAAAACTTCAGCAGACAGGAACTTTGCAATTCTAAAGGATACATTAGCCCCAGCATCATCCAGTCTTTACTATACCCAGCAAGAATATTTCCTGTCCATGAACTGGGAGAAGTGCCTTGAGTTTGGGGCAATGGCACTATCCTTTTCAGACCTGGACGACACACTAAGATATGATGTCCTTTGCAATATGGGCAGATGTGCCAAGCCAGAGGAAAGGCTGAAATACCTTGGTCAAGCCATCACCCTTCAGCCAGACAGGAGAGAGGCACATTACTGGACAGCTTTAGAATATGCTGGTAGGGGGCAATGGGCAAAGGCCTGGGGCTCTGCCAGGGCGGCCATGTCTCTGCCAAGGCCATCCTCTCATTACTGGAACCAGGTTGAGGCCATCTATAACTGGCAAGCTATGGACTTGTATGAGACTGCTTCAGTCTGTGTAAGGAAAATGGATGAGGCTGAAAAGATGAAGAAAATCAAGCCAGCCCCAAGAATCACCATGGTTCATGCAACCAGGGGAAGGCCACAGGTGGCATGGCAAAGGAGGTTTCAATGGCTATGTGCGGCCCAAAAGCCCCTTGAGGTGGAGTGGCTGTTTCTAGTGGATCATGATGACCCCATTGACTATACCCCCCACCAGGCCATTAGGTGCAATCCTGGTGGGATTATCAATGCCTGGAACCAAGGGGCAAAATTGGCCAAGGCAGAGATTATTGTCCAAATGTCTGATGACTGGAGCCCACCAAGGCATTGGGATGCCTCTATTTGCTCTTTAATTGGCTCTAAAACAAGCGATGCCGTCCTGGCAGTATCAGATGGCTACAGGACAGATAAACTCCTTTGTATGGCCATTCTGAACAAAAAGAGGCTGGAAACCCAGGGGGGATGGCTGTTTCACCCAGATTACCAGGAATCAGATGGGCTGTATTCAGACAATGAGTTCACAGAAAGAGCCTACCAGGATGGGGTGGTTATTGAAGCCAGAGACTTAAAGTTTGTGCATGAGAATCCTATTTACACCCAAAAGGAAGCAGATAAGCAGTTGGTGAACCACAACAAGCCAGAGTTTTATGAGAAGGGAAAGGAAATCTATGAAAAAAGAAAAGCCGCAAATTGGAGTTAGGCCAGCCAAAAAAGACGAGGATACCAAAGGCCTTGGTATTATAACCTTTGGCAAATCCCGCCCAGACAAAACCAAGTATGTTCTGGTTGATATTGAATATGATGAAAAGGCAGGGAAAGAGCTTTTTGAAATTGGAATGGAATTGCTTGCCAAGGACAAAGAGGCAGTCATCAACTATGTGATTGTGAAGGCTATGAAATACACAGCAGAATTTAAGGGAAAAAAATGAGAGAAATCAGCATAGAGGATTGCTTTGGAAAGGCTCTAGCCCAATACAGCACAGGGCTTGATTTTGGTGTTGAGATTGGTGGTGGAACAGGGGATGGCTCAACCCAATGCATCAAGACTGAAAGGCTGTGGAGCTTTGAGGTTCACCCAGAGAGAGTGGGTAGGCATGGGATGAATCTTTCCATAAGGCCAGGAGGAACCTCCATGCATTGTCTTTCCTCAAACCCACGGCTTTGGATGAGTGAAAAGGCCATTGCAAATTTCTACAACACAACCCAAACCAATCTAAATGCCTATCCAATGGACATGGTTTTTGGATGGTTGAAGGATGATTTGGCTGTTGCTTCAAACTATAAATGGAAGCCAATAAACCCAATATTCGACATAGACTTTCTGCTTCTTGATGGAGGGGCTTTTTCTGGATGGGCAGATTTTATTCAATGGATGCCACTTGTTAGAAGGCATGGCATCATTGCCCTAGATGATACCAACGACATCAAGAACCATGGCAATTATGAATGGCTAAAAACAGCAGGGCATGATTTGATTTGGGAAAACAAGGGATGGAGAAATGGCTGTGCCATCTTTAGAAAATGATAGAGCACATCTATCAAAAAGAATGCTTCGAGGAGGATTGGTTTGATTATCTGAATGTTTACAAAACCATAGTAAATAATTCTAGGCCAAATGGGATCATTGTTGAGCTTGGGGCATGGAAGGGCAGAAGTTCAGCATTCCTGGTTGTGGAGGCAAAAAACAAGAGCAAGGATATTCATGTTCACATAGTGGACACATGGGGTGGTTCAGAAGAGCACACAGACAGCATGAAGGATGGGCTCTATGAGAAGTTTATTTCCAATATGAGTCCTCTTGATGACCTTTATACTGCCCACAGAATGACAACAAATGAGGCATCTGGGCTGTTCCAAGATGGCTCCCTGGATGGGGTTTTTATAGATGCAGACCATTCCTATGAGGCAGTAAAGCAAGACATCCAAAGCTGGCTTCCAAAGGTTAGGAGTGGTGGAATACTTGCAGGGCATGACTATACATCAACATTCCCAGGAGTCATCCAGGCTGTAAATGAAATGATACCAACAATGAGCAGGTATGGTAATTGCTGGGTAAAGGTATGCTGACCATTTTCACCATTGTCCTAAATGGGGAGCCCTACATTTCGAAAAAGATCGAAATATTCAACAAGCTTCAAATACCATGGAGATGGAAAATTGTTGAAGGTGTAAGCAAACCAATCAACTGCACCAGGTGGTGCAGGGAGGTTCCAGACAGATGGCACAAGGAATTTCGATCCATAGACGGAACGCACGAATATCTGCAAAACCTAAAGCATGATAAGGTTCAGACATACTTCCAGAATAGACCATTCAACGGAAAGATTGAAATGGTAAACAAGGCTCTTGAGGGGGTGGACTGCGGGGTGGTTATGGAGCAGGATGCTGATGAATTTTGGACACCAGAACAGATGACAAAGGTTTACGACCTTTTAAAGGATAGGACTCCTGGTGTGGCCGCTCAATTCTTTTGCAATTACTACATTGGGAAAAAGGTTGTTGTTTCAAGGTCTGGCCTTGGGGCTTATCCTTATGAGTGGTTTAGAGCCTGGAAGTGGGGAGAGGGCATTGAGTTCACAAGCCATGAGCCACCAATTCTAAATCACCAGCCAATCAGAATCCCAAGGGGAATCACAGAAGAGATGGGGCTTGTGTTTGAGCACTACGCATACGGAACCAGGGAGCAGGTTCGATTCAAGGAGGATTTCTATGGATACACAGGGCTTCTTGACTCATGGGATGAGCTCCAAAAGACTCACGGCCCAGTAAGGATCAACAGATTCTTCAGCCATGTTCAAGACAGAAGCGTTGTAGATGATGCAACCTAGAACCATCAAATACAGCCAACGACTTGGGGATGTGATTAGATGCCTCCCAGCCTGCAAATATCTGGCAGACCAAGGGCATGAGGTTTTCTTTGATTGCTTTGCCCAGTATCATGGAGTGTTTGAGATGACTTCCTATGTGAAGGCTGGCCACAGGCAGGGGCTTGTGATTGACCTGGAGATTTGGCCAACCAAGTATGAGGAATACAGGAAATCAAGGAAGCCATGGCATGATTTTGTATATTCCCACCATTCCATCAACGGGGCAGATAGGACAAATATAATTCTGGACAAGCTGGACAAATCACCAGCAGGAGGATTGCCAGCAGAGTTTAATCTTATTGCACCATTTGGCATAAGCCAAGGAGACAGAAGGAATCCAGTTGAGATCATCCAAGATGCCATTGGAGAGTTTGGGAGGGACAACACAATTATTCTATGCCCCCAAGACTCCATCCAAATTCATGGCATTAGAACCTATACAGCACCAACCATTGCAGATATGGCAAAAGCCATTAGGGATGCCAGGGAGTTTGTCTGCATCAATTCAAGCCCAGCAGTCATTGCCTCAGCAGTAAGAAGGGGCAAGGAAACTAGAGTTTATGGTCAAAGGGGTGAGTTTGCCCAGGACAACATCCACCACTTTGATGGCCTTATTATTGTATAATTGACACATCCTTAGGGCTGTGGGTGGCTCTATTTCTACTTCATATTTTGGCACAGATTTGAACTACATGATAACAGACTTGTGGCAATCTGTCACAGGTCTTGGATCGAATGCTGTTTCTGCAAGTGTCACAGACCTGGCAACCACTTCTGAATTAGATGTGGGTGGAGAGGTTTTTAGAGTTACCCAAAGTGTGGTTGTTTGTGCATCCATGGTTTCTGCTCCTGTGATTGGTAGCCTTTGCACGGTTTCTGGCGTTGAGAGGATGATTGCTGGATTTACTGAATCCACAGACGGCCTTTCATACACCATAGACATGGCAGAGATCACCACCTAAAGCAATGGCCTCTATCGAAAGGGAGGTTGAGAATGGGCTTCTCAGCGCTGTTTCTGGCGTTTCTGGCCTCAATAGGTTTACAAGTGAAAGAGGCACAGCCAGGACAATGCCCTACGTGCTTGCCCAAGCCAGCATCACAAATGAGCAACTAGGGGTATTTACAGGCGTTTTTGGGCTATCTGCCAGTCTTACCCATGTCGCCAGGGCAGACGATACCAGCAGACAGGCTTTTGATTCTAAATATCAATCCCTGGTCAATGAGCTTTACAGGAACCCAAACCTTCCAGCCTACATGACAGGAGCTTCCAACATCACGGTCTATCAAGCAAAGGTGACACAGGAGGAGCCAACCATCAATGCCGCCAATAGATCGTGGCAAAAGGCAGTTACCCTGGACATTGTGGCCACAGCAAAGAAATGAGCCAAAGCATACAATACAACCTTGAGAATGCTGTTGCCAGCCTTTTGGCGGGGGTTTCTGGGGTTAATGTCTATACTGCAAACAGGATAGGCAAAAGGCTTATGCCCTATGTCACCATCCAGGCCAGCATAAATGGACAGCTTTTAGGCAACTTCACAGGGGTATATGACTTGAATGTGGCTGTGAACTATTCAGACACAGCGGCCAAAATCACCCAAGACCAGTTTGATGAAGCCTATTGCCAAATCTTTGACTCCTTCTATGAGGAGTCCCCAACATTGGCGCTCAAAATACAAGATGATATTTTAGACACAAAGGTATATATGGCCAGGATTGTAAGCCAAACCCCATCCATCAGATCAGAAAGAGATGCTTGGATTAGGGGCTTGACCATCAATGTTTATGCCACACCAGATGAAGCCTCTGATGGGCTAAGGGATTATGATTTTAGTGAGGCTCTCAACAGCTTCTATATTGGGACAATTTAACAACGAGATTAGAGAAAATGGCTCTTCCAATTTTAGACGGCAACCAGTCAGCAACCACACTTTCCACCATTCTTTCTGGGGGTGAGCATACCCCTGCCCATACGGTTGTCTCCCTCGGCTCCACCGCCATCTCCAATATAACAAGTGCAGTCAGCGGGAGCGTTGTCTCCATCTCCAACTTCCCCGCCAGCCAGACCATTGCAGGCACGGTGACGGCGAATGTGGTTGGACTAGACCAAATAGATGGAGAAACAAAAAGAAGCCTTCCTGTTGTTGCTTGGAATGTAAATGTTGCGGATGATCCAGCACTTGGGAATGTTGTTCCTGTTCAAATAACAAATATTAGTGGTGGCGCAATAGGTTCTGGAAACCCTCTTTCTATTTCTGGCACGGTCACCGTAGGCAATGCGACCACGGCATCGGCTGTGGCTGTTCGTTTGATTGCAGAGGACACAAATCCGGGCGGCAGTCCGGCAGGGGTAAATGTAAATTTATACTCAAACGACAACGCACTTTTGGTCGATGCCCTAAAGAATGGAAGCAGCGTGCTCGGATACGATGGGTTTTCGTCATACGTGCAAGTCAAGACAGCCGTTGGCTCTTCCGTCACCATCGGCTCCTTGCCAGCTGTCTCCGGCACGGTCACGGTCGGAGCCATGCCTAACGGCTCCCTGACCACCCGCTTCGGCTCTGTCACCACGGCAAACACGGCCCAGATAACCTCTGCTGTTACAAAAACCTCCCGCAAGTATCTCCTTGCTCAAAACATCTCCACTGGAACGGTGACGATTGGCATTGGCTTTTCGCCCACCACCACCCAAGGCATTCAGCTCGCCGCCGGCGCAGGGCTGACGTTTGATTCGTTCGTTCCTACAGGCGCAGTATATTGGCTAGGGGCCACCACAGGCGCGGCCTACACCATTCTGGAAGGCTAAAAGATGAGCGGCTTTTTTGGCGGCGGGGGAGCGGCGGCGGTATCTGGTGGAGGCACAAACATTTGGATACCCGCTTCGGCTTGGATTCCCAAGACCACCGCAGGATGCGGAGTTGATTCGAGAGAAACTACAAACAACGATCAAAACTTTGACGAACTTCTCTTTGACGCAGGCTCCGACGAGTTTGCCGATGCCTTGGTGGTCATGCCGTCCAACTACAACAACAGCACGATCACGGCTCGGTTTTACTGGACGGCGGCAAGCGGCTCCGGTGATGTCATTTGGGCCATCCAAGGCCGTGCCTTTGCTAACGACGATGCGCTAGATACCGCCGCTGGGACGGCGCAAACCGTGACGGACACTCTTATTGCCACCAACGATATGCACATCTCGTCTGCTACTTCGGCCTGCACCATCGGCGGAACACCCGCCGCCAACACGCCGATCCAGTTTACCGTCTATCGGGATGCCAATGCGGCGGGGGACACGCTCGCCGTGGACGCTCGACTGCTTGGCGTGGAGATTATTTTTAACTAATGAGAGCAAGGCATAGACATTTCAACCAGCGTGACGCAGGGGGTGTTTTTGTCTTGGATTCAAGGAGAATTAGCGGGCTATCCGACAATGATCCAATTTCGCAATGGGATGACGCAAGCAGAAATACCACAAATGCCTCACAGTCCACAAGCTCCCTCCGGCCAGTTTATAGAACCTCAATTCAAGGCGGGCAACCAGTTGTAAGATTTAATGTCGCAAGTAATTTTTTATCTGCCACGGTTACTTCTGATTTTGGATGTCTTTTTTGCGTTGGAAACATAAGTGCCAATATCCAAAAATTTGCCGGAATCATCACGGCAAGAGTCAGCCCAAATTCAACATTGGTGTCTGCAAGCTCTAATAATTTTGGCATGACAACAACATCTGGACTACAAAGATCCGAAAGACTTACGGGGTTCCTCGGAAACACCTCTTCAGTGTTCGCCCAAGGAGTATCTGGAAGCACTTCAGATTTTGAAAATTTCAATGGTGGCCTTGTGGTGAATAACCCATTTATTATTTGTGCATTTCGTGCTTCTGATGTTTCTGGAACCCATAATTTTTCTATTGGCCGAGATACATTTCAAGGAGCCGATGCACCAAGGGCTTTAGATGATGGCGATATTGCCGTCATTGCCTTGCTTCCATCTGGGATAACCTCCTCGTTAAGAAAAAAAATAGAACACTCGGCGGCTTTTTCATTTAAGATTTCTTGCTCATAACCATGAAAACCAACCTCCGATACTTCCACCAGACCCGCGCCGAAACTGACCAAAGCGTCATCGCCACGCTCGTCCGCAAGGGCTGGGAAATCTACACGCCGGAGATTGTGCCCGAAATCCCTGCCGCATACACGGCGGAGGAATGGGTGACACAGGGATTCGGTGGAACCCGCCCCACCACCTTGCTTTATCTTTTGATGCAGATTCAGGCCGCTGGCAAATCCGCGCCCAAACTGCTGGCTGTCCGTGGCTGGCTGGATCAGATGATCGCCGCAGGAGTGACCAACCCAGAAGAGCGCAGAAGCGATTGGCCTGCCGCACCATTTACTTTTGAGCAAGCCAGCGCGGAGGCATTGCAGTTCCTCGCCCCGCCCGTGCCGGAGGGGATGTGAATTTTAAAACCCGCAGTAGCTTAGGCGAAACGGCCCCCTGCCATTGCAAGCTGGCAGGTGTGTTTTTCTTAACCCCTTAACCCCTTCCGCATGACCACCACCTACACCTTCCTCGCTGAAACCGACCACAACGGAGTCAAGACCGTGAACGCCGCTTCGACCACCTCCGAAACTTTGGCAGAGGTCGTGCAATCCTTCGAGTATTTTCTAAAGGGGGCGGGGTTTTATTTTCACAGCCTAGAGGTTCACGCCACTAACCCGGATGGGCTTAAAGATGACTGAACCCTACAACTACGCAGACTTCCTAGCTTCCCTTAAATACCTAGAGGATGAGGGTTATATTGAACGATTCTATGACGAAACAGGAGCCGAGTGTGTTAGAATATGTGAAGGGGCAGAGGAGTGTGAAGTGTGAGTGCAGACGATCACAGCGTTCTAATAGAAATTAGGGAAAGAGTGGCCAGGATAGAGACCCGCCAAGGCTACATTCTAGAGCTTCTTACTGAACACAAAACCAAAATGGACAGGATCGAACAGGAGGCCAACAGCATTAAGGGTAGGGTTTGGCTTGTGTCCACAATTGTCTTTGGAGTTCTTGCGGCGGCATGGGAAATCATTAAAAACAGACTTCTAAACCACTAACATCAACTTGACACAACAAAGGAGATAATTATATGGCGGCCGTAACAATCGGACAACAGGGCTTGGTTTTTGGTGTAACCTCGGAGGGAATTGGACTTGTCCAGAGCTTTTCTGAAACCAGGAATGTTGAGAAAAATGAAGTTCGTAACAACGTGGGCGATATCGTCGGCATCTCTTACTATAACGCCACAACTGGCTACTCCCTCTCTGTTGCAATTACTGGTGCATATAATGTTACTGCTGGGGCCGCCCTTGCCGCCCTTGCCAATGCAACCACCCTGGGGACTACCCGCATTGACTCCATCACCATCAACAAGAGCAATGATGCCTTTGTGACGGTGGACATCTCTGCAACTGGATACCCGAACGTAAGCTAATAAGGGTTCTAATCCCTTCTTGAAATCCTAGACCATGGAAGGTCAGTCATTCTGGGGAACAACCAACCTAAAGGTGGCCTCTGCTGTTGCGGCCTTTGGTGCAAAGCTTCGCCCTGTTGATCCTGTGACCAGGGTTATCAGGGACGGTCAGCAACAGGTGACATTCTGGTTTTTGTCTGATGGTGCTGGGGACATTCCAAAGAAGGAAATGGAAAGAACCTGGGCAGAGATGGAGTCTAATGATGAAAGCCCAATCAGATATGTTAGGGCGGCTCTTGAGAACAGGGAAACCCTCCTTGGCCTGGTAAAGAGGGCTGAACCAATAAGAATCATCCAGGTCGGTGGGCAAACCCTCTTAGTGCCAGAGAATGCCAGCCCAGAAAGAAAGAAGGCACTATTAAGGCATATATGAATGACATCCTAAATGAAGCACTAAACTCATCCTTTGTTTCACCCCAGAGGGAATACAAGGGGGAAAAGCTTGCACCATATACAGAGGGCTCCAGGTTGCTTCTGGTGCAATGCAGGGCAGATGAGGACAGCACAGCATTCTTTATCTGGGCTTTTTTATATATCCATATTCAGATTGAGAAGAACAGGAAGGAAGCCATCAAGCTTGCATGGAACAAGGATTTGTTTAGGGAAAA